TTCTAGCCATTGATTTTTCCCTCCATTCTGGTATAATGGAGGGGCAGAGCGCCCGCAAAGCAATCTGCCCCTCTATGGCCGCTCCTGGTGTTCCAGCACCGGGGGCGGTATTTTATTGCGCTTTTTTCAGTTCGGCGATTTCCTGATTCATGGTGCGGATCGCCAGCTTAAGCACGGATACTTCGTTTCGCAGTTCCTCGATTTCACTCTTTGGCGTGATGGCGTCCATAATGACCTGCTGTCCCTCGGCCAAAAGGTTAAATCGGGTTGTGACCTCCGTGTCCAATAAAACCTTTACATCGTGCATGATGTCCTGTTTCTGCTGTTCCAACAAGCCCTTCGTTTCAGACATGATGTCCTGTTTTTGCTTCTCCATCAACTGTGCGATTGCCTGCAAATCTTTTTCGTCAAGCATATGTAAATCCTCCTATTACAATTCTGTCGCTAGATTCTCGTTCTGTTTGGCAATCATGGGTTGGTGTACCATATCATAAGTATAGTCCAATAATCCGTTCTTTTCCAACGAAGCAATCTCTTAGCATATAGAAAATAAGCTGCCACAATTTGGCGATAACACATATTGCTTAAATAGAACTTACGTTCTATAATGGTGAGCAAGGGGAACAAATCCCAAACCAAAATATTGGTAAGGTACAAATTGGGAGGAGGGCGCAAAATGACGCCAAATGGAGAAAAAGTTGAAATGCTTAAAAAAGAAATTGAACTTGTCATGGAGCGGAACAGAAATGAAACCTATTTGAAATCGCTCCTTACGCGCGCCCTCGTCCTCGAAAAACTACATAATAAGTAATAAAAAGGCTCCGGGAAACCGGGGCCTTATTTTTTTGTAAAGCCGTCTATCAGTTTTCTGATGGCGGCTTTTTCGTCGTCTTCCATAAACCAATATGCCTTAATAATCCGCTTAATCAGATCATCATCAGACATATGGATCTGCTCCATGACTTCGAGGAACTCCTCGTCCTCGTCCCTCTGGATATGGGGCTCTCCTTCCCCGGTACGCAGCCAGAGCTCGGAGATGTTAAATTCACGGCAGATGTCGGCAATGGTGCGGTCGCTTGGATTGTTTTTCCCAGAACATAGCTCCGAAACAAACGGCTGTGAAAGGTTAAGTCTACGAGCAAACTCAGCCTTTTTGATCCCGGCATCTTTTATACACCACGCAATTCTTTCGTTGATGGTTTCCACATTATTGCACCTCCTGTCTGATATTTATTAAATCACAACGAAGTGAATAAGTCAACAAAAATCTTCGCTGGGCGAATAAAAAGTGTTGACTTATTCGTTAAACTATGGTAAAGTATCGTTAAGCGAAGGAGGTGAACCGATGAGCATAAACCTCGATAGAGTATCCGACGCACAGATTATTGCGGATCGCCTAGTCGGTCTCCCCAAAGAAGCGTTACTTTATATTGCTGGTTACGCCGAGGGGTACCGAGATAGACCCGCACGGAAACGCAAGAAGAAAGATAGCACCAATGGAGAAAAAGATGCCCGCCCCTGACGGGGCGGAGGTGCGGGAAGGGGTGAGGAAGATGGACAATCAACAGATAAAAGAAACGCTCGAAAAGCAGCTGCAACTACTTTCCGAGCGTTCTGCGGTAGCATTGTCCGAAAACAATTTGGCAGAAATTTCAAAGGTTATATTAGATATTGCAGTGAATCTCTGGAAAATCAATGATGGCCGACGTCCTTACTGATTACTTTCTTCTGTTCTTCGTATTCGTCCATCAGGCCAGAAATAGGCTTGATATTGGGAAATAAGTCCTGGTGTTCTTTGAAAAATTTCAGTTGAACATAAAGTTCTATGAACTCGTCGGCATATGTACTTTGCCCTGACGAGCACATGATGCGAGTGGCTGTTTCCCATATCTCGTCTTTCTGTGGCTCTTTTGCTTTTTTTAGAGCGATATAAGCATAAATCCCGGACACGCATAAAGACAGTACGCTTGGGATGAGAACGACAATCGTACTCAGAATATCCACAATTTCACCCCCTTTCTCCTGCCAGTATACCACGGCGAGGAAGGGACCACAACAAAAAGCGCCCCGGCCAGTGGTGACGCACCGACCAGGGCATGACACCACGTACCGAAGCTACGAGGTATCGGAGACAGTATATCACATCCTCCGGCCTCTGGCAAGATTGGAGGATTTTTTATGCTCAACAAAAAAAGCGAGGCGCAGGAAATTGAGAACTGCGCCAAAAACCTAGACCTGACCATGAATCGGCTCTGCGTGGCATGGAAGGGGCGGAAATGGGAGGAGGCCCATATGGACTACACGTTTGAAGATTACCGCAAGGCACTGGAGGGAGCCGGGCCTAAGCTAAAAGAGTTTGTGCTTGACCGGGCGGCGCACGACCCAACGATTGATTTCCCGGAACTGAAAGCCCTTGTCGATTTTGCGTATCCAGAGGGGGCGTAAAGACATGGAGGACAAGATACTCCTGACCATCAAAGAGGCGTCGCAGCTGACCGGAATCGGCATAAGCAAATTCTACGAATTGTCCAGGCGAGCAGATTTCCCAGCCATACAGATAGGAACCAGAAAGAAGTTGGTGCTCCGCCATAAACTCGAAGAATGGTTGGAAAAGACGTTTTCTGGTGGAATCGATATCAACTGACAGGAGGAAAAGACGTGAGCAAGACTCGAAATGAGCGCCGCCAGGCCCGGCGGGAGGCTGTGAGTGCAGCAGTGTTTGCCGCCTGCATCATCATCTGCTGTGGCCTGCCTAACTGGCTGGAGGTGTGGCTGTGCGCTATCTGATTACCAGCGTCGTGTCGCTGGCTCTGCTGCTGGCCCTGGTGCTGCTGGTGGAGGGCATCAGCGCCCAGGAACAACCGTCCATTGAGACCCCGGCGGCAACCACCACCCAAGCCCCCACGCCCATCGGCCCGCTCACCATCCAGATCACCGGACTGGAGGGCGCGGAGAGCATCGACGATGTGTGGGCGGTCATCGAAATACCAAATTAAGGAGGGAGAATAATGGATCAGCGCGGTTATATCGTATCGTATAACATTAGCCTATCGCTGTGGCAGGTTTGGCACAGACATCGGGTCGTTGCTGAGTTTACGACATGCGATGATGCAGAGCGTTTTGCCAGCTCGCAAGGATAAAAGCGCCGCTCCCCGGTGTGCGAGACCGGAGGGCGGCAAGGGAAACGAATCTGCCCCTATTATCATGGAAAGGAGCTGAAATGTCAATGTTAAATTTGAACCCATGCCCGGACAGGCAGCAGGACACCCCCGCCTCCGAGTGTGAGAAATGCCGCCAGGAGGTCTACCACGGCGAGGCCCGGTTCCAGTGGGAGGGGCGGTGGCTCTGCCCGGACTGCTTCCGGGCCGCAGTCAACAAGGCCTTGCGAGACAGCCCGGAGCAGGTGGCGCTGGAGATGGGGCTGGAAGTGGAGCGGTACGAATGATGGCAAAAGTCATTGATATCACCGGGATGAAGTTTAATCGGCTTACTGTGATCCGAATGGCTGGGAGCGGACATCATGGCGAAAAAGTTTGGGAGTGCATCTGCGATTGCGGGAATACCACTTATGCAACCGGGAGCCAATTAAGGGGCGGCCGGGTTAAATCTTGTGGGTGTCTCCAGTTGGAGCAATCTAAGGCACAAATGAAGATGCTGAAAAGGTTCTATCCTGCGCCCTGTAAAACACACGGAGACAGCAGAACCCGAATGTACGGCATTTGGGCCGGAATGCTTCAACGCTGTACAAATCCAAAGCGAGAATCATACCCACTCTATGGTGGACGTGGTATTTCTGTCTGCGCGAGATGGGAAAACTACGAAAACTTTAAGTCCGATATGGGGGCGAGTTACTTTGACGGAGCGTCCATAGACAGAATCGACAACGAGAAGGGATATTCGCCAGAAAATTGCAGATGGGTGGAGTTGCGGGCACAAGCATCCAATCGCCGTAAGAAAATCCGGGTCCATATAAACGGGAAAGAAATCACTGTGCAAGAAGCTGCGTCTATTCTTCATGTTAATAAAAGAACCTTATATAAATGGGTTGAAAAGGGGGCGATTACATGAAAGTAAATTGTGTTTCTTACTATACCACCGGAAAGGCAGAAGTCAAAGTTTACTTTCCTTAGCTTAACGGCATGACAGTCTGCCAGTGGTGCCCCTATATCCAATACCGGGAGGGCCTAAAGCGCCACCAGTGTGCCCTCACCGGCGAGTTCCTGCCCTATCCATTTGACGGGATGGGGAATGAGTGCCCGATTACATTTGATAAGGAGGACAAGCAACATGAGTTTGACAGTTAAGGAGACCAAGGGCGGCGGCAGTGCCCCCATTGAGCCCGGAGCGTACCCGGCCCGCTGCGTGGGCGTAGTCGACCTGGGCATCCAGCACAACGACTACAACAACAAAGATCAAGAGAAGGTGCGGCTCATTTTTGAGCTGCCCACGGAGCGCGTACAGGTGGACGGGGAGGACAAGCCCCGCTGGCTCAGCAAGCCCTACACCGCCTCACTCCATGAGAAGTCTACCCTGCGCCATGATCTGGATGCCTGGCGCGGTAAGCCATTTACCCAGGAAGAGTTGTCCGGGTTCGATTTGGCGAATGTGATCAACGCCCCCTGTTTACTTACCGTGGTCAACCAAGAGAGCAAGAATGGCGGCACCTACTCCAAGATTGCCGGTATCTCCAAGCCGATGAAGGGTATGGACGTGCCTCCCCTGGAAAACGAACCGATCCAGTTTGACATGGATGCAGAGGACGCCGAAGTGGTGCTGAAGCTGCTTCCCACATGGATGCAGGAGGAAGTCCAGAAGTCTGTCACGTGGAAGGCGCGGACGACCGCCCCTTTTGAGGATGCCGACGAGGACGGCGAGCTCCCGTTTTAAGGGGGCCGCCGCTCTATGGAATACATTAAAATCCCTATAATCTGCGCCGACGCCATTTTGGCTCTCGGAGAAGCGGAGTGTGGCCGGTTGCTTATGTCCCTTCTGGAATACAGTAGGGGCGGAGGTACGGTTGAACCCCGTGGTGCCGAGAAGTCAATCTATCTGGTTTTGAAAGCGCAGATGGACAGGGATACAGAGACAGGGCGGAGACGTGCGGAAAGCGGGCGGAAAGGCGGCATAGCAAATTCTAGCAAACTCAAGCAAAATCAAGCAAAGTCTAGCACGCCCCCTTC